TACTTTTATCGTTGTCATAATTGTGACTATGGTACTAGTTTTAATAAGTTTTTAGAAAAAGTTAATCCTGTTTTACATAAGCAATATATTACTGAGAGATATAAGGAGAAACAAAATGAATCTGAAACAATCATTCCAAAATTTAATTTTATTCCTAAGTTCAATAATGTCTTGGAGGGTATGGGTACTATCTCATCACTTACACAAGACCATCCAGCACGACAATATTTACAAAAGAGGTTAATTCCGGAAAGATATTTTAATAAACTTTATTTTTGTACGAAGTTTAAAGAGTGGACTAATACAATTATCCCAAATAAATTTCGTTCTTTGAAGGAAGATACACCAAGGCTTGTGATTCCGTTTTTTGATGAAGAGAGTAATGTCATTGGTTATCAGGGTAGATCATTTGATCCAAAAGACCAATGTAAATATATAACAATTAAACTTGAAGGAGTAGAAAATTTAATATACGGACAAGAACGTATAGATAAACGAAATATAAAATATTGTGTAGAAGGACCTTTGGATAGTTTGTTTCTGCCAAATTGTTTAGCTACTGCAGGATTAAACTTTAAAGGGGTAAAATGTGATATAATTGTCTTGGACAACGAAAGGAGAAATGTCCAAATAGTTGAAGCACTAAATAAAGTAATTACTAGTGGTTATAGCGTTTGTATATGGCCTGATAGTGTAAAAGAAAAAGACATTAATGACATGATTATTAACGGAAGAACTACAGAGGATATAGTAAAGATTATAGATAATAATACATATTCAGGTTTACAAGCAAATTTTCAACTTTCCCAATGGAAACGATGTTAGGAGATTAACATGCTTTTAACTGAAGAACAAACAAAACAGTATTTAAATGATATGATTGAACATTATGAAGAAAAGGAAAGTAACACAACAGGGGTTTTATCATGGCAAAGAAGTGAAGCCGAGTATCGTAGAAAAACTTTTGAAGACATGCGAATAGTTTTATTTGGAGATGATAATAATGGATATAAAAGAGCGAAAAGTACATGAATGTGGTTTTGTAAGACTGATTGATGTAATGGGTGATGACAATTCAATTGCCGATGCAGCTCGTGTATCATATGGAAAGGGTACACGATCTGCATCTGACAACAGGAATTTAATTCGTTATTTAGTTAGACACAAACATACCTCACCACTTGAGATGGTAGAAGTTAAATTTCATCTCAAGCTTCCTATATTCGTAATGAGGCAATTAGTGCGTCATAGAACAGCATCCCTTAATGAGTATTCGGGCAGATACTCTATAATGTCAGATGATTGTTATGAACCAAGTGAAGCGTATATACAACCACAGTCCAAATTTAATAATCAAGGTCGTGGTGGTGAAATGCCCGATACTTGGAAAGAAAAATATGCACAAACCATCAATGAAATTACTTACAAGTGTCAAGTTGCTTATAAGAATCTGATTGGTTTTGGTTCAGTATCTCATGGTGGTTTAGCAAGAGAGTTGGCTCGTATCATTTTACCGGTTTCAAACTATACAGAATGTTACTGGAAGATGGACTTGCACAACTTTTTTCATTTTTGTCATCTAAGAATGGATGACCATGCACAACAAGAAATACAAGATTATGCCACAACGATGTATGAATTGGTGAAACCAAAAGTACCAATAGCGGCAGAAGCCTTTGAAGATTACTCCCTAAATAGTATATCATTGAGTAGAATGGAAATGGATGTTCTGCACTATGCAATTAAACGTCATCCTGATTTTAAGTTTTTTGTCAGGCAACTTGACCAAGCTGAGGATGTTGAATTTGATATGACAAAACGAGAATGGAAGGAATTAAAGGAGAAAATTGTAAAATGAAATTGCCAACAACTTATCAACAATTCATACATCAAAGCAGATATGCTAGATGGTTGGAGGATAAACATAGACGAGAATCATGGGAAGAAACAGTAAAGAGATACTTTGATTTTTTTGAAAAACATTTAAAAGGTAAGCCGTCTGTTAAAAAAGAAAGAAAAGAATTAGAGAAGGCTGTATTGAATTTAGAGATTATGCCATCTATGAGAGCATTGATGACTGCTGGTGATGCACTTTACAGAGATAATGTTGCAGGATATAATTGTGCTTATCTTGCAGTTAATGCTAAACGAGCATTTGATGAATGTCTGTTCATTTTGATGTGTGGAACTGGTGTTGGTTTTTCTGTTGAGAGGAGAGAGGTTGAGAAACTTCCCTTGGTATCTGATGAGATGTTTGATACAGATACAACTATTCATGTTGCTGATTCCAAGATTGGTTGGGCAAAGGCATATAAAGAATTAATATCAATGTTATATTGTGGACAGATTCCTAAGTGGGATATGTCAAAGATTCGTAAAGCCGGTGACCGATTAAAAACTTTTGGTGGTAGAGCATCAGGACCTAATCCATTGGATAATCTTTTTCGTTTCACAATAGATACATTTAAAGGCGCAAGAGGTAGAAAACTTAATTCTATTGAGTGTCACGATTTGATGTGTAAGATTGCAGAGATAGTTGTGGTTGGCGGTGTTCGTAGGTCTGCTTTGATTTCCCTTTCTAATCTTACAGATGAAAGAATGAGAAAAGCTAAGTCTGGTCAATGGTGGTTGGATAATACACAACGTGCGTTGTCTAATAATTCTGTTGTCTATACAGAAGCACCAGATGTTAATATATTTTTAAAAGAATGGATGTCGTTGATAGAATCCAAATCGGGGGAACGTGGAATCTTTAATCGCATGGCTGCAAAAAAACAAGTCGAGAAACTTGGTGATCGCAGAGATCCTAATTATAATTTTGGTACTAATCCTTGCTCAGAGATTATATTGAGAGATGCAGAATTTTGTAATTTAACAGAGGTGGTTATTAGACCAGATGATAAACCTGATACTCTTAAAGAGAAAGTTCGTTTAGCAACTATACTTGGAACATGGCAAGCTACATTAACAAATTTTCGTTACTTGTCTAAAGAGTGGAAGAAGAATTGTGAAGAAGAAGCATTGCTTGGTGTTTCGTTAACTGGTATTATGGATAATGCATATACTAATGGTACTTATTATGGTAAGGATAAAGGAACTTCAGGATTGCCAATGCTTTTAAAAGAACTAAAAGAACTTGCAGTTGTTACTAATAAGGGTCATGCAAAGCAACTTGGTATTAATCCAGCAGCTGCGATTACGTGTGTCAAACCATCCGGTACTGTTTCACAGTTAGTTGATGCTGCGTCTGGTATTCATACAAGACATGCACCATATTATATTAGAACTGTAAGAGGAGATAAGAAGGATCCCCTTTGTCAGTTTATGGTAGAAAAAGGTATTCCACATGAATCTGATGTAACTAAACCAGAACATACATGGGTATTTTCATTTCCAATTAAAACAGCAAAGTGGGCAATTTGTCGAAATGATAAGACAGCTATTCAGCAGTTAGAGTTTTGGAAGATATATCAAGAATATTGGTGCGAACATAAACCATCAGTTACAATTACTGTTAAAGAAGATGAATGGATTGAAGTAGGGGCATGGACATTTAAGAATTTTGATTGTGTTTCTGGTATTTCATTTTTGCCCTATTCAGATCATTCATACAAACAAGCTCCTTATCAAGCCTGTTCTGAGGCAGAATATAAAGAAATGATAAAGGATATGCCTAAAGAAATTGATTGGATTGAGTTATCAAAATATGAACAAGAAGATCATACAAGGAGCTCACAAGAATATGCTTGTAGTGGTGACAAGTGTGAAATCGTAGATTTGCAAATGGAGAATTAATATGGATGAAGAGTATGAAACAAGATTTTTTTGTGATGTATGCGACCATAATTTTTGCATGGAGGTAGAGGAAGATATGCCAGAACCTAAATTTTGCATATTTTGCGGTTCACCTGTTAATTTGAGAGAGGGATGGGATGGTGAAGATGAACTTCCTTTTGAAATATGAGTAATAAATCTAAGAATAAGGGAAAGAGTTGGGAAAGGAAAGTTTGTTTATTTCTTTCTGAATTATATAATGATTCTTTTATAAGAGTTCCGAATAGTGGTGCTTTTGTTGGTGGTCAGAATGAAATAAGAAAAGCTAATCTTTCTGAAGAGCAGATAAAATTGATGCGTGGTGATATTATCCCACCAGTACAGTATCCTAATTTTTTAGCTGAGTGTAAAAACTATGCACAGTTTCCATTTCATTTGTTGGGACATGGTAGTGGTGAGGGGTTTGGACATAATCATAGAATAAAGCTTCTTGATAAATGGATAGAACAAGTAGAGAATGATTCAAAAGAAGAGGATGCTTGGTTATTGTTTATTAAGATAACCAGAAAAGGACAGTATGTTGTTTATAGTACATCATATTTAGATCCTACAAAATATGGAATGAGATATAGAAGATATTGGTTTTGTGAAATGGAACATTTTTTTAACGTGTATAAAGATGATATTGAATTGAGATGGAAGAAAGATTATGGTAGAGAAACCGAAGAAAATTAATATTGCATTTAATGGTTTTGGTAGAATTGGTAGAAATCTGGTTCGTAAATTAATAACAGATGACCGATATAATATTGTAGCTATTAATGCAAGAACGACTGTTAATGTTCGAGCTCATTTATTTAAGTATGATTCAGT